TAATATCAATATCTGGAATATCACTATTATAGTCATCTATAACTCTAACTAATGGATTTAAACGATGAGTGGCTTTTTTAAGATTGGTTAAGAAAGTAGTATCTTTCTTAAGCATTTCATGGTTACCTGGATATAGCATTGTGGGTTTCTTAAAAGAACCCACAAAGTCAAAATATAGTTCAACTTCATCCATAGTTGGTAGTCGATCAAATATATCTCCACCAATAATAACTATATCGGCTGAATCTTGCATTTCAGCAAACTGATCGCAAAACATCTGAAATCTGTTTTTGGCCCAATCTACTGGCACATTTTTTTGACCTAATTTTATGTGTATATCGGCTGTGAATAGTATTTTCATATTTTATAGACAAAATAGCCCGCAAAGTGTTTAATTTTGCGGGCTAAAGTTTTAACCTAAGTCTTTAACGGCTTCGCGTTCCGCTTCAGAACTAGACTCATCGCTTTCATCACTATTTGTAGTAATTTTTGTTAGCAATGCTAGAACTTCTTCTTCTGAAGGACGAACATACTTTTCATCAATAGATTTAGCAGCAGTAATTAAATCACGTTCTGCTTCTGATAAAACGCGAGTTTTACAACGCAGTACTTGCAGTTGATATTCGACGTTATAAGCTAGTGGGCCTGTTTTAACTCGCTTGAAAACAACATCCCAGCCAGTATCTGCATCTGTTGGATCACCAAGATCTTCTGCGGCAGTTAAGATTTGCTCGAATAGTTTTTTCTTTAAGTTTAGAGCTTTAACTTTGCCGTCTTTTGGGTCGATACAGTTAACTGTATATGACCAGCTGCACTTTAGTTCGGGGAAGAAATCCGGAACATGGTCTCTTTGTAGATTATCAAACTTCTCTTTATCACGACTAAATGCCAAACATTCCACAGGAATATCTTTGTTATTAGACCCTTTGAGCCAGTAAATGTAGCGCGGTAAAACTCCGCCAACTAAACGTACTGTATTTTCGCCGTCCTTATATTCATAAGATTCGACTTTGTTTGATTGTGCTTTGCCTTTTGTATTTTTGAAGCTAATTGCCATTTTTAAATTTCCTCGTACTTGAAGTGTATTTTGTTTTGTGTTATAGTGATTAGTGGATTAGTTTTTAGTTTGTCTGAGTCAATATCCTTGAAATAAGATAAATCTAGGTGCTTTTCATTGAAAAGTTTGTATAAACTGTAATCTCTTCTGCCAGCTAATTGTATATATTGTGATCTATAAATTATATCAGTTATATTATCTGCAAAAAAACTTGCAGGGTTAATTATATAACTATTTCCTGTTAAATTACGAATGGGTTTTATTTTTGAGTAACCGTTTTTAGGCATATGTTTTTTACTATAAAACAGCCTGAGCTTTTCAATCATTAGTTTGGGATTACATTCTGTTTCCGCTTCTAGTATTGAAAGATTAAAGAAAAATATCATATTCGTGAACTTAATCTATATTATATCAGTTTAACAAGCCTAGGGCAAGTTAAAATTTTTATACGGTAGTTATTTGCCAGCCTTTACGGATATAAAGGCCAAGCCTATCGTTATTTTGTTTTTTATCGGCGTATCCAGCAAAATTAATATCTACAACTAAAGGATTTAATTTTCCTTCGAATATTCGTTGAATACGTCCAACAATTTGTTCTAGTAAACTATCATTAGACATAGGCACTGCTAAGATAACGCAGGAGAGCGAGTTAATAGAAATGCCTTCTGAGAAGATTTGCCTAGAACCTGCAATGGCTCTTTTTTCTCCTGAGAGTACTTGTTGTTTAATGAGTTGACGTTCTTCAAACTCTGTGTTGCCTGTAACAACCGCGCAATCTTCACCAATGTATTCCTTAACTTTATGTAGAAATTCAACTCGGTCTGCTATAACTAAGACCGAGTGACCTTGTTCGATATGCATTTTAGCAATATCGGAAATAAATAACCTGTATTTTTCAGACTCTAAAAGATCGTTTATTTTCTCAACCCAAGTAGCATTTGGTTTTAGTGTAATCCCTGACTTAACTATATGCACCATAGGTGTCATAGTATTTGATTGTGGTGGTTTAACTACGTGCGACCCGAAATAGTCCCTAAAGACGATATGTTTGCCGTCTTTCCTAACCATCGTTCCGCTAAGTGCAATTCGGTAACGGGCGTGGAAGGCATCCACTGTTTGTGCAAATGTAGTGGCAGGACAGTGGTGGGCTTCATCCAAGATAATTGTTCCAAACTCTTTACTGAGTGCTGCGGAATGCTTGGTAAGGGTCTGAACATTGGCAACCGTGATAAAATGGTCATCATAGTCCATTTGTCCTCCACCAATAATTCCAGGTTTAATCCCAAATAATAATTCAACTTCCTCACACCACTGATCCCTGAGAGCAGCGGTGTGTGTGATGACCAAAGTTTTTTGTCCGAACTTATGTGCGAGATGCAATGCAGTAAAGGTTTTACCCCAACCAACCAGCGCATTGATAAAACAAGTATCGTTGATTGGGTCATATACTACTTGCTGCTCTGGTCTTAGTGGAAATTTAGGGTCTGGAAAAGGTATTGCTTCTACTATGCGTTTATCAAGGATTTCATAGTTTTCTGGAACTAAATCTAACCGCCCTTGCGGGATTGATAAAATACCCTTTGGTAATACTTTGTAGTTCTTGATAGTTTCAATAGTAGCAAACTTCTTATTTCCAGTATCTTTTTTAATTTTATAAGTTAATTCTTTTATTATAACTTTAGTATGCTCTACGCCCGGATTATCCATGTAGATGCGGTTTGATATTACTGCTTTAGGCATTTAAACCATTCTCCAACTATCTGGTTTATGTGTTTCACAATAACCATAAAAAATATATGCTAGACCTATTTGTAATACTCTGGCATAAACTTGTTCATCTCTGGGTCGTGTCATAGCTTTAAATCTATGGGATACTCCCACTAATTCAAGCACACACCCTATACCATCGACAGGAAAAACATTTTTGATCTTCTTTGTTGTGAGTTTGGCGCGTGTATATTTTTTCCACTGAAATACTTTGCCTGCATTATCAATAAACCATGTAGTGGTCTTCGCAAGTTTTATTAAATCAGCTAAAAAATATATTGCGGTTGATATTTTATGTAGTTTTACTTTAGGGTCTTTTTGTAGAACAAGTCTACGTAGTCCCAAAGTTTTTTGTATTAAGTTTTTATCGTCTACTATCTTAATGGTAAGACTAGTATCATTACTTTCGTCTATGTACTCTGTATGAAACCACACCAAACCATTGTGCTGGTTTGGTGGTTTTTCACTTAATTTAAAGACGGGCCATGTTATCGCCTGTAACGCCGTAAACTTCGTCGAAGTGTCCAAAGCTATAGTCATCGCCAATATCCTGATCTACACCAATAGGTGTGTTAGGGATTTCACAACCCCAACTATGTTGAGTATTGCGCTTTAGTACTTCGCAATATCGTTCAACATCTTCTGTTTTAACAAGTGCCACGATTGAGTCGTGTACCAGCATGAAGATCTTCGCGTCGATATTACTAGCTTTGACTTCGTCTGCTGTGCGCATAGCTCCAAGAAGGTTAACATCTGAGGCGAGAGATTGTACTTCGGCATTAATGCCTGAACGAACTTCGTGAGCGGCAATTCCTTTATCGGAACTGAACACGTTTGGCAATCTACGTTTGCGCCCAAAGAATGAGTATGTGTATCCATTTGCTTCAATAAAAGTCTTACGATCATTTAACCACTTTTTCAACTTATTGAACTTTGTAAAATACTGTTTAATATCATCCCGAGCTTGTTCAACAGGATAGTCATCACCAGTTGCTTTTGATACAGTCTGGGATACTTTATTAGCACCAGAACCGTACAAGATACCGAAGCTAATAGCTTTAGCAGATTGACGCATAGAGCCAAACTTCTTTTTAACATCTTCAACAGGGCCAGGAAGTGCAAATACCATTTTAGCAATTGTACTATGAAAGTCACCGCCGCTACTAAATACTTCTTGGAGATTTTTATCACCACTCAATACGGCTGCATAATACATTTCTGCTGTTGTCAAATCTTGAGAAACTATTTTGTATCCAGCTGGAGCAACCAAACATCCTTTGATAATCGGATTATCTCGTGGAATCTGTTGAGCATTAAATTTGCCTGAGCTAGATAGCCTCCCAGATGTGGTAAAAATAAGGTTAAAGTTTGTGCGAATTCTTCCATCTTTGTCTAATTCTGGTAATATTTTAGCAATATAAGTATTTTGAATCTTAGTTAACTGACGCACTTTTAAAATAGCGGCAGGTAATGGGTGTTCTTCTGAAAGTTGCTCAAGTACTTCTGCATCGGTAGAAATTGCACCTGTTGCTGTCTTTTTTCCTGTAGGATTTAAACCCA